TAACTATCCGATTTTTTGCTTAATAAATCTTTGAAGCTCTGGCAGTATAATCTCATAATTTAAAATATATTGGTTTTGTGTTGTTAATCCGAAAATATTATAGTAACCTCTGAAGAAACTCGCTTTATCTCCTGAACCTGTTCCTGTAGAATTAATTTCTATTTGGGCTAAGTTTGGCAATACTTCAACATTAAAACCTCTAAAAAAGTCCCCGCTATTTGTAAAGTCGTAAAGTTCGCCTTGTCTATGAAATCCGCCACTCTCAGTAAAGCTATTTTGACTATAAAAACCTTTGAAAAGGCTACTTGTATTTTCTAAAGTATTTCCATCGAACCCAATATGCTGTTCTATTTGTGAGGTGTTAAGTTTGATAATCTTGCTCTCGTTACGATAAACAATATTCTCAATTTCATCAAGTAAGCTATTTCTGACCTCTTGAAGTTTTACCATTAAATCGTAGGGAGAAGTCATTTTAAGTAAGTTTTAGGACTCAATTACGGAACTTGAACCGATTGCACGCCTATGACGTTTTGAGTAAAGGGACGCTTTTAAATTACCGCCCCTTTTTAATATTATACTACTACAGTAGTTGCAACATTTGATTTATACATTGTGCCATCTAAATTAATGATTGAAGCATTTTTTACTCCATCATACAATTGTAAAGAAACAACATCTCCTGTGCTATAAGCAGCCGAAGTAAGTGTATATTCTCCATCAACCGTAGAAGCTAGCAATGTAGGAACAACTGTAACTCCATCAACTTTTAACAATAAATCAGCAATCGCTAAACCAGTTAATGGTACTAACTTATTGTTAGATTTAGCATAAACTTTAAAAGCTAAAGTAGTTGCTAAATTCGCTGGAGCAGTTAAAGTAATATCAATATCATTGTAACCATCTAAATCTTGTTCAGCAGTAAAGTCTAAATTCTCGTTAGCAATAAAACCTACGTTATTATCAAAATCTGTTCTTGATAATTGTACCATTAAATTCTGTGCATTTTCTTTTCCGATTTTGTACGAACCTACACCTATATACTGGCAGTCTAAACCTCTAAAGTTACCTTGTCTGTCTAAAGCTCCAAACATATCGTTTTTAACATCAAAAACAAACATATCGTAATTTTTAGAACCTTCTAATTTAGTCAATGCTTTGTAAAAATGAATACCGTTATCAAACACAAAAGTAAAGTCATAAGGTGGTAACATAGTACCGTACTTAATACCTGTACTTTCACGTGTTCCTACTTCGTTTTCTGCTGTGTTATCTGTAAACGATACAACCCCGTTTAAAATAATTACTTGCCCCTTTTGTTGTAAGTCTTGCAAATAAGCAAGATTAAAATCGTCTGCTGGAGCAATCTTTGTTCCTTTTTCAGCAAATATAACTACTGTAGGATTCTCAATGTCTTGAGGACAGAATTTTGTACCTGTTCCTAAAGTCTCATTCGCCCCGCAAGATAAGTTATTTACTATTTCGCTAATTAATCCCATATTTATATGATTTTATTTGTTCTTAAAAAATTTATTACTCTTTTGTCGTTATGTCTAAAAGTATCTCCTACGCTATAAGTTCCCTCACTTGTGGTAAATTCCTTTAGTATTTTAAACGACTGTTTTTTTACTTCTGGCATTGCTTCTGGAATAACGTTAGTTTCTTCCTTTGCTTCCTTTTTTAATTTCTTTGCCATAATTTAAAATTTTACTTGTTTTATTCTACATTGGTAATCTGTATTAAAAGAAATTTCAATATTTAATACGATAGCATTCCAAATATCAACTAAACCGCCCTCGCTATTCTCAAATGAGTAATTAGGCACAAATTCAGAATTGTAAGTATCGTCTATAATTTGACTTATTCCGCTACGTTCTAAAACTTTAATTAAGTTTAATTGTATTGGGTATAAAATCTCTTTATAATATGTTTGAAATTGAAACTCATTAAATTCTTCTTTATTCATTGACCTTGTTGCGATAACAATACGTGCATTTCTGCTAATATTTTTACCTTTTATCTCGTTGGTATCTCTACCGACAATTAGCCAAATTAAAGGATATGAATTTTCTTTATTAGTGACCAGGTATTTGTTTAATACTTCTTGAGTTCCCCAATTGTATTTAATTGAGAAGTCATTATCTCCAATCGTTACGACTGGCAATAATTGTATTAACTTACCTAAATTTTCCTCAAAAGTTATCATATACCAAAAGAATTTATTTGTTCGTAAAACGCAAATTTAGTCATATCTGTATCGGTAAAGTCGTCTTTTTTATCCATTAAATAACGGTATAAACTTACTTCTACTTCGTTATTTTCTCCACACCAATCAATAAAATTACCGCTTACTATTGGAATTAATAACGCACCGCCTTGATATTGTTTAATAAACGAAGTACTTGCGTTAGCAATCTTATACATCGGAGTTACTAAACTTCCTTTTTCTACATTTACTTGCGAATTTCCTACTGCTGATAAATTAGTGGTTTTTTCAGTAACATATTCAATCCAAATAGCCTGAGCAATTAAAGATAAATCATAACTTAAACCCTTCCATATTTTACCATCGTATTCATCACCGTTTACCAACTTATCATATTTAGCATATAACGGATTCACAAATAAATCCGTTATTGCTAATTGAAGTTCATTATAAGTAGTTAAACCTAAAGCATTGACTAAAATAGTTTTCTCAATTTCAATGCATAAATTATCAATATAAGTTCCATTGTTAGGAGTTGAAGTAACTGCACTCGGAAGTGGTGCTTCACTCGCTAACGGAATGTATAAAATATTCTGTTTATTGAAATACGATTTATCAACTATTTGAGCCATCTTTTACTTTTTTGCTTTTGGTTTATCTTCTTTTTTATCTACATATAAGTGAGCATCTTCTTTGGCTACTCTTGTAGTTTTACCTTTATAGGTAACTTCTACAGTTGTATCTTCCCAGAAACCCATTTTATTATGGTTTAGTTAAAGCAGTTACAGCATCAGAGAAATCACCGTAAACAAACGCACCATAATGGTTTGATTTTACTCTTTGAACTAATCTTGCTTCAGCTAAAATAGTTACAAGGTTTTTAGTGAAATCGTCGTTTTCATAACCTACGTTAATAGTAACACCCTCTTTAAATCTTACTCCAGATTTAGAGAAATCACCAACTAAAAACTTATCAATAGTTACGCCTGTATTTGCTACAACTCTAATTCCTGAAACAATTGTTCCATCTAATGCAGCGAATGGAGGCATAATGTATTGACCTGTTGAATCTTTAGATAACTCCATACCAGTCACGTCTGTTGGGTGCATTACAATATAGTTAGGTTCAAATAAATTAACTCTAACCTGATTGATTGCAGTTCTCAAAACATCCCATTTAGTAGGTGTTGGAATAAGTAAAGCAAATGCACCAGCAGCCCACGCAGTAGCGTTAGTAGTAATACCTGTTAAGTTAACGGTTAAACCTGTACCGTTTAATAATTGGTCGTCAATTTTTAAGTTGATTAACTCAGTTAATTCTTGGTCAATTTCTGAACGCATTAATTCTACATCGTCTAACATCTCTTTAGTAACTTTAATGTATGCAGTTACTTTTTTAACGTTAGCACTTGCCACTACTAAATCAAAATCAGCTTGAGATTTAGCAGCACCCTCAGCAGTCATTGCAGCACCACCGTCTAAATTCTTTTGCTCAACCCATTCCCAAACGTTTGACATAATTGTACCAACGTTTACTAACTCTAAGATAAAAGGATTACGTCTTACAATTCTTGTAATTCCGCTTTCTCTTTCAGCAACAGGTACTTGTCCTGTTACGTTAGTAGATAACGCCATTGTACCAGCCGCTTTAAGTGTAATTTGAACACTTGCACCTGATTTTTCTTTCATTGCTTTTAACTCGTTTGCTTTTTCAGCTAACAAAGTGCCTAAATTTTCTGGCGTACCGTTTGGAACTCCTTTAGTTTCTAAATCTAATAATTTAGCAGCAACTTCTTCAATATTTGCTTTCAATTCTGCAACATCATTGCCTTTGGTTTGCAAATCCGCAACTTCTGACATTACTTTAATAAGTTCCGCTTTTGAAACCGTTTCGTTTTTCATTGCGTCAATCTTTAGACCCAATTCTTTGATAATTTCTTCCATGTGTTTAAAATTTGTTTAATAATTCTTTTAATAAATCTTGTTCTTTTTGAGTGTTATCTAACGGCTCTTGTGTTTCGGGTGTGATTGTATCGGCATCCGTTTTATTTTCTACAGAAAGCGTTGGAGTTGCTGAATTACTACCCATTACAACTGCACTACCTTCAATTATTTTAGCTTCACTTACTACCCAAAAATAACCCTTTTCGTCTGCTACTTCTTTATTTGCAACGGTTGGATAATATTTGTCGTATAATTCTTTTTCGTTCTTATCCCACTCGCTTTCAGAATTTATAGCTAAGTCTATTTTAATATAACGCATTCCAACTGAATGATTTTTAACCCACCCATTAGAATACTGATTAAACATAAACTCGTTACGCTTCTTTTGTATTGTAGAGTTAAATACTAAAGCCTCTGTTTTTCCATTGTAAGGAAACCCTAAACTTTTCCAAGTCATTAATTCAACTGTACCTAAAGCACTATCTGAAATCACTTTATCAAACTCTCTTTCGTGTTCTTGTAAGTGTAAGAATGTTTTATTGTCGCTTACTGATTTATTCCAAATACCATTAATATGTAAATCATTATGACTATCAATAAAGTTAGTTGTATTAATAACTACTTTTACTTGCAATTCATTTACATCGTTATTACTTGAGCTTTCTTCTTTATTTGCGGTTTTTTCAACAATAGAAGTTCCAACATAACTAAATGCATCGGCTCTTTTTTCAATAGACTTTTTCAAAGAAACTAATTCCTTTTTATTTTCTTTTAACGCCTTGAATAAATCTTCTTGCGTTTCGAATTGTCTATCTGGAAATTCTTTAACTACTATCATTTTTTAACTATTTTATCAGTTGTCAATATCTCTTTTCTTTTTTCTAAAGCTAATCTTAATTCAAGACTAATATTTTTATCTTGTAGCTTTTTATCTATTTCTTCTACTTTCATAACTTTAAGTTTTTAATGAAGTTATCACTCATTTTCTTAGCGTCTGCTAAAGATAAAGTTTGGTTTTCGATTGCTATCTTTAAACTATTTTGAAACTCTGTAAATGATTTTATCTTCTCATTAATCAATGTTTGCATAATTGGTAAATGGTCAAATGAAGCTATTAATCTTTCGCCTTTTTCTAATAAGCCAAAAGAAGAAGATAAACTATTCATTGTATTATCCGCACTTCCTTGTATTGAGTTTTGAATCCAATTGATAATACCTTGATTTTGATTTTCAAATGTGCTATCCTTAGCAAAGTAATTTAAAACACCTTTATTAAGTTCAAAAGCAAGTAAACACTTATTAGCATCGTCTGCAAATTGTTCGTCTAAATACAAACGTTTCATATCGCTAACTAAATGCTTATATTCAATTGCAGCGTTAGTGGTTAAAACATCTTTACTATTTAATACATTTTCTATTGCTTTTCTGTCTCCTGGTTGTATTTGGGCTTCCATACCAGTACTTTTATTTGTACCGATATACTTTGCTGAGAATTGTAAATTCTTATGCTTAGAAGTTAAATTTTGCTCAATGTTTTGTAATACCTTTTCAATTGATTGCACACGGCTTGGAGCAGAAAACCAACTATTACACTTTAAGCCATTGGCTAAATCATACAATGGAATCAATTCAGAAAGTTTAATTTCGTATTGCGTATTGTCTAAAGTGTATTTAATTTTTCTGTCTTGAATAGCCTTGTTGTCGTCTTTTTTAAACACGAATTTATCAATCTTATTTACATCGTTAAAATCTATTTCACTTGGAATAAGATTATACAAAGATTTAGGCAACTGAGTAGATAAAGGCTTTATTTGATAAACATAGTTATTTCCAGCACATGATAAAAACCACATTTGCTGAAATAAAAAATCTTCTTGAGATTGAAAATAGTTAGGTTGTTTTAGAAGTTTAAGTACTTCGGAATTTTTAATTTCTTTACCATTGGAATCTATGTGAGTGATTGCCATTTGTGAATACATTTTAGCTCGTAAAGAAATAATAGTATTTAAAACTGGGTTTTCTAAAGAAATTTTAAGATAGTCTGAATAATTAACAAATCCATCGCCACCAAGTAACTGATAAGACATAGTCCCATCAATTGAGCGTTCGATTCTACTGAATATTTTAGTGCCAAATAGGCTAAAAGACTTTTCTATCATAATAAAAAACCTATGTTTCACAACATTAGTATATGCAAATATATAAAATTAAATTAAATAAATGCATTATTAATATTTTTTTTTGTATTAACTTAAATATCTTGTTCTTGAATACCACTTAATAACATATTTCGCGGCATCAATTGCATCTTCTCTAGTTTCTTCTGGAATATCTAAAACTTCACCGTTGTGTGTTTTCCATTGATAATTTTCGTAGTTTTCTTCTAAATTACGACTATCCTCTGTGTAATAAATATTAGATTTTTGTATTGTTTCAATCGCTGAAACTACAGAGCCTTGACCCTTTTGAGCGAATATAATATTAAAACCTGAGTTTCTTAACTTACGTCCCTCATTTAAATTCAACTCATTACCACTATCGCAAATCATTTCAATATGTTTAGGTATTTGCATATTTTCTAATTCATCGGACAAAGTGCCTTTCATTTCTTTTAAAGGCTTATATAAACGCTCTCTTAAAAAATAGTTTCCCTCTCCGTCTGTTTTCATTTCTACTAAAGCAGTAGGCGCAGACATACCAAAATCGAGACCAAAATACGAAGCGTAAGGTAAATTTATAAATTCATCTAATCCTAAAGTTGTCCAATTCTCAAAAATTTTATTATCAACTAACCCGGTAACTCCTAATCCGTAAATTCTCCATTTATTACGCCAATATTTAGATTTTGTATTTGCGTCTGTATCGTAATCTTTTAGTGTACTATCGTGGTATGCTTTTTCTTTATAACTTTCTATCTCTTGTCGTTCTTCGTCAGATAGAAATTCATTATCAATATATGTTAAACATAAATATTCACAGTCTTTTTCAGGTATTACTTCTGTATGCGCCCAAAATCTTTTATTTGGGTTGTAATCTAATATCTTTCGTTTAGCACGCGAAGTAAGTTCTCTGTATGTTTCAAAGTTTGTCTTATTTGCTTCGTTTAAATATACAATATCTGAACGTAAACCTTTTCCAATATCTTCTTTATCTAATCCAATAAAACGAATAAATGATTTGTTTGGAAATATGCAAAGTGGTTGCCCATTCGTAACTCCTGTTAAATTAACTTTTTCATAAAGACCAAAAGACCTCAAAATTTTAATGAAGTCTTTTAATACAGTATCTCTCATTTTAGAAAGTTCTGCAGAAGCTATGTATATTTCTTTATTAGGATTTCTTGAAGCGTGGTTTACTAACAATATTAAAATAGAAATTGTTTTCCCAGCACCTTGTCCACCTTGAATACACCAAGTTTTTTTACTTAATCCAGATATTTTACGAAGTGCTGTCGTTTGTTCCATTATCTTCTATAAAAGGATCTATATTTAAAATCGAAATATTTGTGTTTATTTTTTCGCCACCGCTTGTAATATCTGTTTTATCTCCAAAAACTTTAGGATAGAATTTAGCCATTTTCCATTTAAGTGTTTGTGCTAAAACATTATAAGTAGAACTATCTATTTCTTTTGCAGTAAGTAAATCCCTTAAATCATCTAATTCATTTTCTAAAGCAATAGCTTTGTCTTGTTGTGAATTTATATACAGGGTGCGTAATTCTTCATTATTTTGCTTCCATCTTCTGAAAGTTGTCCAATCTGGATATTCTTTATTTGAGTCTAAAATACGCTTAATATTTTGACCGTTTGCAAGTTCGTTACAAATCTCAATACATAGTTCGTAGTTATATTCTGTTAATCTTGCCATATTATTATATTTTAAAAAATAGCTTAACTCGGTTCTCTGTTAATTTAATTCAGTTTATACTCCTACTGAAACTATTTTATTTTTTTACTCTGTTATTATTTGCCAACTACCACCGTTAAGATGTTTACACGCTAATCCTGTAATGTATATTTTTACTTTTGAATTATCTTTAATAGTTCCAAAAGTTCCATTTATTCTGTGGAACTTATATTTTTTACCTTTAGTAATATCTACTCCGTTATCACTTGGAATAGCGTAAGTAGTTTTTATTCCTAATAGTTTTTTTAGTAGTTTCATAATCTTTGCAATTTACGTATTATTTTTTAATTAAGCATTAAATCAAACATATTTTTATTTATGTCTCGAACTTGCGACCATTGGTTAGCTGAAATATTCTTTACTGGTATTCCCCACACATCATGTTTAAATACTTTGTTTTTACGTAGGTACTCTGCAAGTTTTAGATTTGACATTAACGCTTTGCTTTTATCTAATTTAGTTATTTCTTTTACTCTTGTAGCTGGAACAAACTCTTTTAAATCTCTTTTCAAATATCTTTGTGCTTGCTGTTCTGATTTTTCTTTACGTTTTGCCTCTTGATATTGTTGTAACAACGATTTGTCTTTCATTTTAAACGCTTCAAATAATATTTTACAGTATTTATCCTCTTTGAATAATTTAGCCTTTAAAAGCATATTATAAACGTTTGGTCTATTACAATTTAATTCTTTGGCTATAATGTCAAAATGGTTGTTTATTCCGTTTAGTTCCTTATCTCTTTGTTCAACATAAAACGCTCTTAACGCTACGTATGGAATAGTTCTATTTTTTTCTGTTATGTCTATTCCGAATACTTTTTCTATTTCTTTTGTGTTTTGGTACATTTTTATATTTTATATTAATTCTCTTTCCCAATCATTAAAATTAGTTTCTGCTTTCATTTGTTTGTAACTATATCTTGAATCTGACCAAGATAAAATATTTTCTGTCAATTTATGGATAGAACTTCCTTTTTCACAACTTATCGTAAAAGTTTTATGTCCATAATTTCCTGTTTCTACACCATTTGTATTTGTTTGATATATTTTACCTTTTTTAGATAAATGACTCCCTCTGTGTTTGTGAGGTTGATAGTATAATCCTGTTGGAACGTGTTTTAATTTGTAAGGCTTCATAATTTATAAACAACAAAGTTAAAATCGAAATTCGGCACGCTTGCTGGATTTGAATCGATGATCACATCGAAACTATTTAGAGTTGCGTTCGTGTATGATAAGTGTCTTAACTTCCCGCATAATAAAATTACGTAGTTATTATCGATTTGCGGAACGATAAACGTAATTCGGTATGTTGTGTTATTAATCTTTGTTATTGTCGCTCCGAAGCCTTTTAAAAGCGTTCCAGTGTTATCGACTACGCCAGAGCAACTTATAGTATAAGGCATTGTGTACTGAACTCCATTACTTGTGCTTTCTACTGTTCCTAGTGTAAGACTTCTTACTCTTGCGGTTCCATTCACGTCGAGTGTGTTAGTTGGAGTTGTAGTATTTATTCCAACTTGCGACATTGCGAAGATTGGAAATAGTAATATAATTAGTTTTTTCATTTGATTAGTTTTTAAATTCTGTTTCATAATAAATTGTTCCCATTTTTTCACCTTCTAAACTTGCATCATTAAAAGCATCAATAATCTGTTG